TGTGCCAGTACCAAAGACACCCGTTAATACAACATTTGCCTTACCTAATACTTCTTCTACACCTAGCTGGCCTACGCCTTCTACGCCGGTTACAAATATCTTATTGACAGACCTTGCGTCTACAGTACCGATAGCGCCGCTAGCTTCAACCCCAGTAGGTACAATATTTGCCGGGCCTATAACTGCAACAGAATTTAAAGCTACAGAAGCATTTAGCCCAGTTACAACAGCGTTAGCGTCAGCGTTTGCTTCTTCACTACCTAAAGAAGCCGTTAGTCCAAACCCAGTTACACTAATCGTATTGTTGGTTACTAAAGAAACTTGACCTATAAGGACAGTAGCAGCTTCACCAACTACACCGTGATTAGAGTCGGCATCAACCGCAACACCTGTTTCAAGAACACCAAGCGCAGCTTCTCCAGTTACGGTTACGCTAGCTTTGCCTTTTACTGCTAAAACCCCTGCGGTAACGCTTGCACTTAACCCAGTAACTGCTATTGACGCCCCTGCTATTACGGTTACAGAACCAACAGAAACAGACGCAGCTACGCCATCAACTGATACTTCTAATACATCAAGCCCCCAGGCGCCGCGTGACCAGGGACCACTACCCCATCCAACGTACTCGATAGATGAGGGCATAACTTAATTAAGCTATGCGAATAATAGCGTTGCTAGCGTCAAATGCCGGGAAAATGATTGTGAAGTCACCTGCTGTAGATGTCTTATCACCACCAAAGTCCAACACACAAACAGCCGCATTAGTCAACGCTGAGTTAGCATTGTTGTTAGCAGAAGGTGTTGTGTTATAAATCAACGCGCCACGAGCTGTTGTAGTTACGTTTGAAAACACTAAATCACTAAAATCAGTAAAGCCTGTACCAGCAGTAGCGTTAGTATTTGTTGTACCAACACCAATGTTAGTCAAAGCTTCGCCACCAACTGTAACGCCAGTAGCTTCATTTGAAGCGGTGTAAGCAGTTGTATTAGCATCTAATGTAGCTGAAGATGTATACAAAGCTAGTTTAAAAACGTCAGCGCCAGCTTGAGCTGAAGGACGGAAATCGTGAACCCCTAACAAAAGCTGAGCTTTGAAAGACGTGCACATACTTTGCGTGATGGCCATTTAAGGACTCCTTAATCGTTTAAAATAATAGTTAACTCAGGGTGACCAGCTTCTCTTAAACGATTGGCAATAGTCGTGCGGTCTGAGAGCACCGCTTGATGCAAATACTGTACTAATACAACTCTAAGATTGTTTTTAAAGGCTTCTGCCTGCTCACGAATTACTGGATGAGATTTAGAACCTACATAAACAATCTTGTCTAGGGCTTGTTCGGCTAGTTCTTCTGGGGTAAAACCACGCCCAGATGTTGAAAACACCGTAACATTACCACCTATAAATCCGTCTACTGTATCTAAGTTCATCGTACTTGTATCCTAGTTTGAAGCGTTCTATAAGTATCTTGACGGTTCATACCTTCGCCAAGTTGTTTCAACGCCATTAGAGCTTCATTATAACGAGCCATGTAGTTTTGAATTACATCAGTTTCGCCCTTCATAAAAGTATAAGCTTCTAAGAGGGAGCCATAAAGTAGAACTGAGTCAAAGTTATCACCAAGCCAACTTGTACCAGCAGTTACTATAGACGTTGGGTAAGCAAAATAATGAAGCTCCATATTATAGTCAGCATCTGGGGTAGGGCCTAAAATAAACGTTACGTCGTTAAATATAGCGTAGTACTGTGGATTACCTAAAACATCTGGTGGCGGAAAAGCTTCTCTTACAAACTCAACATCTTTATTCAATAGAAAAGTTTGCGCTTGCGTAGTTGGGTGAATAACCGCTAAAGAAAACGTAGCTAGCCAATCAGTAGGTACATTTAGGTACTTATTACCTGTTGTTACCGAACCTGTTACGTTTTTTCGTTCAACGGGTATTTGAACAGAGTTAATAATACGCTGTTCAGCTTGGTCAATAAACATATTAATCTGCTCGGTACCAGTCATAGTAGTCGTGCCAGACCCTGCCGTATCAGTCCAAGACTGATTAGGAAAGTCGTTTTCGACGTAACTTTTTATGGTTTCAAACAGCTGACTATAGTTCATATTTATGCCATCGGACCACGTGCTTTAGTGCCTTTAGTAGCTGCACCGGTACCACGAATCTTCATTTCGCCGTTTTTGTTGATAGGGTCATAGTTGCCCTTAGTGAACCCACCAACAGACATATTTACCCTGTCTAAACCATTACCTGGTTTAGTTACCGAATCTTTAACATTGTTCATCTTTTTACCATCCATAGTATGTGGCTCAGCATAAACAGAAGCTGGGCCTATTTCTTTTCCGCCTTTTTTCATGCTGTAAGCCATAATTAACCTCGCTTTTGAGCAGCAACTTTAGCTAAGCCACGACCCATAGTTTTCATATCAGCGTTAGTTTTGCCGCCTTTTGAACTCTTTGTGCCTTTGCCAGACAATGCTGCTACTGTTGGACCTGAATCACCTAAGTTTTTACCCTCGGTTTTGCCTTGTTTAGTGATGCCATCTGCACCTGATTTATAAGCCATGTTTTACTCCTAATAGATATTACTTTTGGTTAGATTAGCTACTGCTGTGATTACTTGCAAGTTTTTTGGAACATGTAAGCCAGACACTGTTTTACCCTGTAATGGGATTATATGGTCTACATGCCATGAAAATCCAGTTATTTTTGTCCTTAACTGCGCTAACTCATAAGCTTCTTGCATCATCCATAAATCGGTTTCTGTCAACCATTTTGGGGTTCTTTTAAGTTTAGCAGCTTTTGTTTTTTTATTATTTGCTAAAATTACATATAAGTTACTCTTTGCGTACTCTTTATTTGCTAAGGATTTTGCGTTTTTGTTTAAAAAATTGTACGTGTTTACACGAGTTCTTTCTTTTATACGTTTTTCTGGGCACAACATTCTTTTTTTATAGGCTTTTTTATTTTCAATAGAAACACAAGCTCTGCACCACGAGCCACGCCCGTCTGTCATCTGTTTGTTTGTAATAAACAATTCTAAGGGTTTAAAAATTTTGCACTTTGTGCATGTTTTCATGATGTACTCACTGTAACACTACCAACAGCAGACTGAGCTTGTAGGTTATTTGGGGTTAAACCGTCATCTCTTGCGCCCCCAACAGGATTCCAAGACCACTGAATCTCTCTACTACCACCTGCAGGGAATCCAATTCCTTGAATACTTGTGCTATCTGTTAAAAGTTCTTGTAAACCCGTTGTTCCAGAAACTAAATAACTTAAGTCAGGACGTGGTTCACGTACTGCCTGTGGGTCATTGACCGGATACATACCTAATTGTAACTGCGGTTGGTCAGGGTCCCAACAAGTTTTACATACTTTAATTTTAAAAGGCTTAGTCTTAACTGTTTGTGTACGCAATTCTTTTAGCTTATATCGCTGGTCACAGCGGTCACACTGGGCAATTGCATACTTACCGGACGCGAATTGATTAGGCATGACTTACCTGTACATCATATTACGTGGGACAAACCTTACTGATGCTTTATCTCTATCTTCGTCTGCTGCAAGCTGGAACTGCTGTTCATAGTCGGCTTTCAACATACCAATGCGGTTAGGGTCTACTTCAGGCTTTTTCATAGATAAGTAGTAAGCCAAGCCAGCTACTAAAGCTGGAAGTAAGCGATATGGAATATCTTGCTCAAAAGCGCCACCTGTACCAGCGTCTTGTATGCGACGTAGTCTATAGTACACAAATGTATATTGGTTACCTGGTGGGTTAGGCGTAGGCCATAGGTTCACGCACGGTAAGTTCTGTACGGTAATTGCGGCGCCAGTTGTGTGCGCGGCTGCAGTTGTACCGTTTTGCCCACGATAGCAATTAACTAGCTGATTGCCACTGATGTTTGAGTAACTAATAGTCTCGCTATCAATCTTAATAAAGCCTACAGAGGCCAGATTTCCCGTAGAGCTAAGAGTGATAGTAGTATCGGTAGCATTAATAGTGCCGTTAAGAGTAATAGATGTAGCATTTTCCATCCCCGTTTGGCGGTTAACATACATCTGGATTGGACGTCCAGTAGTTAGTTTGTTAGGAATTGACATATAAGTCGGCTCTGCAATACGGCTGATATTAATGTCTATTTGGTTTGATGTGCTTCCGTTATTAGTACGAATAACAGCATCCAGGATGTCTACTGTATCGACTGGTAGTGGGTAAATAGGCTGCCCAGTAACCATAGCGATTGATTGCTGCTCAACTGTCCAAAGATTAACGCCTCGGTTTGACCACTCCATGCACAATAAGTTCATAGAACGTCTAGCGGTCTTTAGGTCATAACCAGTGCGTAGCTCTAGCCCACAGCGTTCAAAGGCTTCTTCGACGATGTTATTTAGGTCTAAATTAAAAGTGCTGGTTCCGGATGTACTCATTCTGAATCCCGTTCAATCATTATTCTTAAGATTAATAAATCTATAACTAAAACATTGCATTCTTCAAACTTCTGCAACTCTATACCTAGCATCACTCCAGTAATCGGGTATAAAGTTATCATTGTCATTTAATGCTCCGATAAGGTTTTACTTTATTTTTAACACTTTTAGGCTGGGCTACAAACTGTTTTCCAGCTGCTTTTCCTGCTCGTTTTGCTTTGGTTGTTGCTGCATACTCAGCAGGTGACAACGCTTTAATTGCTTTTTCTGGTAAGTATCGTTCTCCAGTGTCACTTGAACGCTTCCCAGACTTAGTTGTCCACTTTTGGTCACCCCAAGACTTAAGAGAGCGCTGACTTTCTGCAAGACCACCTCCAGCTAATTTTTTCTTTTTGCCAGCACAATAAGCTTTTTCTGAGAAACCTTTTGGGTTATCGCAGTCTACTGCCTTTTTACGCTTGGCTGACCAAGTTGTCACTTATACCCACCACCAGAAGCTTTATACTTCTTAGCTAATAATTGCGCTTTACGGGCTGACCATTGTCCAGCTGCCGTACCTTGTACTGCTGAATTCTTAATACTATTAAACAAAGCTTTTCGTTTACTAGGCTTAGTATAGTTACCCGCTTCATTTACCTTAGATTTTACACCACCACCCTCAGCGTATTGCGTGAAGTCAGTATTATCTTTACGGGCTTTCTTTTTCCCTGTAGGCATTTTGCTTGGGTTTATATCACCCATACCACGACTAGCTCTCATATTAAGCCCTCGTTTTTCCACGAATTGCGCATCCATCTGCACGTTTAGAAGCTGAACCAACAGTACCACCTGATTTGTATCCAGCGTTTTGATATGCTTCACCCTCACGGGCTTTTTCAGATACTGACTCACGCATTTTCATACCAGCTTTAATATCATCACGGGCGTTTTTAGCAGCAACTGTAGAGAACCTAGATAGCAAGTCTTTTTCATTTGCTATACCTTCTTGTACTTTTTTACGTGCAGAATCTAACTTATCTGATTCTTTTTCAGTAGGTTTGCGGTATGTATCCATGATTAGCAGGCTCCGCCAGATTTCATAGAAATCATCTTGCCTTTTGTGTGGCCTTTAGTTACACAGCCATCAGCACGTGTTACGCCACCTTTAGCCATTTTGTGCATTGATTTCTCATGCGCTTTAACTTCTTGTTTAGCCACTTTTTTCATCATGGGCATATCTTTTGATATATCTTCGTGTTTCACATTGCCACCTTTTTTCATATAGCCCATCTTGTTACGAACGTCTGTAGGTAACTTAGCTAAGCCAGGGTTTTCGTTAGCGTCTACTGGTTTCATATTAGCACTTTCCGCCTTTAGTCATCTTAACCATCTTACCTTTGGTTTTACCCTTGATTTCAATACCGCCACCTTTAGCCATCTTTTTAGGACCACAAGACATACCACCTTTTTTCATACCCTTGGCTTCAGCCATCTCGTGTTTAACCATTGACTTAGGAGCACCAGCTTTTTTCATAAAGCCAATCTCTTTTTTAACCATTGCTTTAGATTCTTTCATGTCGCCACCTTCTTTAAATTTTTTGCCTTTATCGGCAGTTAAAAATTCCTCACCAACTGAGGATTTAATTCCAACCTTCTTAGCAAAAGCTGGGTTCTTGGCTACAGCAGCCATGAAATTGTGTTGCTTTTTACTTGTGCTCGGCATTATTTTTACCTAATAACTTTTGGACTGTTTTGCTTTCGTATATACGTAGCACACTCCAAATAATACTTAGTAGCGCTGCTACTGCTGGTAACCAACTCATTAATGTCCCTAATACAGTTATTACGGATAGCCCGTCTAAAACGTGCTTCGTACCTTCGCTTAAATGGTCACTCATTTAACACTTCCATCTTTTTAAAGAGGCAGCCTTACGAGTAGGCTTACCATTTTCATCTTTCATAGGACCAGGCATACCAGACATGCGGGCACAGAATGATTTTTTGCGTGGGCCACCTTCAGGCTGTGGAGCCTTTAGATTAGACCCTGTAGCCTTGTTATACTTGGCACGACCTTTAGCTGTAAGACCAGCCCCTTTCGAGACTGGTAGTTTTTCACCACGACCTATTGCAAGGGATGGAGTCTTCTTAGCCATAATATATCTGTGATGCGCCTACATTAGTCATAAACGCGTATATTCCATTAGTTGCTAAAACGCCTTCGCCTGGAATAACAGGTGCATTACTAAACGTATCTGTGGAGTCATTTTCATACGTCATTAACCAGCGATTTGCGCCGGTAACATAAACTGCTGTTGCCGTATTAGCTACAGTTCCACTGTTAATGTCAGTTAACGAAAATGTATTTGCGGTGAGTTTAGTAATAGAGTAATTACCGTCCGTTGCTGCTACATTACTAGCCGTATTAAAATGAATACCCACAACATCACCGGTATTGAGTCCGTGGGATGCTTTAGTTACTGTTACTAAAGTTGATGCACGCTCATAAGTAACGTTTGAACTTGTTGGGGCTGTGGTTGTATCAAACAGCACTAAAGTGCCATCTGTGCCAGACCCATACCAAGAAACGCCTTTGACACGGTTGCGCCCAAGAACAAAGAAACCACTTTGATTTAAGTGACCTTGTTTTACGTCATATTGCATTGCCATTTTAGTTCTCCAATTGAACAGGGTTAGTAATTTTATCTAACCAGTACTGACATTCTTGCATAGCCCCAGCGATGGCATTTAGATTGGCTTCCATCTGCCGCCTCTGGGCCTCTAACGCCTTAAGGCGCTCGTTAAGGTCTTGCTCAGTCATATTAAATAGAGGTGCTAAACAGTTGAATATAACGAATAGAACCGTTTACAAGAACTCGTATTTGACCCGCTGGTGTAGCTGGTGTTCCGCTCGTTACTGCTAAACCTGCAGCCACATTTTTGCATGGTCTACCAACTTCAAGTAAATTTAAACAAGGATTAGTTGCAGAAGATTCTTCACCAAACCCTATAAATGCTCTTGGTGCCGAAGCTCTTGTTCCTGCAAATTGAGCAAAATCAAACACTGCTCCATAAGCTGTTCCGATAGATGTGCTAGAACCACAGTCAACCACGCCATAAACAGCGGTGTTTAAACCTGTAAGTGTGCTTGTTGGGTTATTAGAAA